TAACACACCAGTAAAGTTTGCAGTAGCATCAGAATAACTAACACCTCCTCCTGTAACACCAGCAGAAGCTACTGATACACCAATATCAGCACTTGTTAGTACATTGCTACCACTTTCTTGTAATATTCCTGTAAAGTTTGCTGTAGCATCAGAATAACTAATTGTAGATTGTGCTGGGACAAATTCTACATCAGTTGCACCTGAGTTTACTGCAAGTACAAAAGTAGCATTACCAGAAAAATCAGGTAAGAGTGATGCTCTAGCAGAAGCTACAGTAGTTGCACTTGTACCGCCCTCACTAATAGCTAAAGGTAGTTGCTCAAATGTAGCAGTACCTGCACCGCCTGTACCTCTAAAAAAAGCCATAATTATTCCTTAACATAAAAAACCCTCCGAAGAGGGCTATAATGTTTACCAGTTTGGTCTTCCAACAAGGGCTGTATATTCAGCAGTAGCTAAATCTATTGCACCACCTGTATTGTTATTTAGTTGAAATGTAACTTGATTTGCAGCAGTAACATTAGCTGTTAAATCTAAGTCTGCAACATCTACACTAGAAGCTACTCCTAATACCATATCACCTAATGCAACACCTGATACAGTTACGCCAGTAACTTCTTCATTGCCATCTGCTATAGAACCAAAATTAAATGTATCTTTGATTGCCCATGTATCAGAAAAAGCTCCCTGAAACTGTCTGAGTTCTCCTCTTTTTACTGTAGCCATTATTCATCCTTATAAAGAAAAGGGTTGACTACTAGAGCCAACCCTGTTGTTAAAATTAAGCTGGGACAACAAGTGCAACAGCAGATTTATCTCTTAGCTCACCAGTACCATATAAGGTATCAGCAGTTAAGAGTGTACCTAAATGCTCTTGCTTGTATTGTGTTTGAACACGAACACCAAGTTGCTCAACTAATACTCCAAACTCAGGATGGAATAATAAACATACTCTAGCACCGCCAGAACCACTAGTTGTGTCTACATTGGTAGATACATATACTTTGATACCATATATGTCACCAATCTGACCATTTCTAATAGTGTTAGCATTACCAGCTTCACCTGTAAATGCTTGCTCTGTGAATCGTGATAGACCCATCATTACGTTTCTAGCCACAGGCGGGATAACAAAGTTACGATTATCCATAGGAACATCTTGGTCATCAAGACGCTGTATGGCTCTTCTAAACCCTGCATCACTAATAGCACTTTCATTGTTACTACCAGCTACATAAAATGTAGAACCATCTGCTCCTAGGAAGCCTTTGTCATAAGCAGCAGAACCTCCTCCTGACTGAGCCTGTCTACCTAAAGATAATACATCTGTATCTACTCTAGTAGCTAACGCATAACCAGCATCATCTGTGTAGAAACGTCTTAGTGAACTCAATGCCTGTACTTCAGCAAAGTCTTCAATCAAGCGACTATACTCATAGTGTTGGTTAATTGTTACAGTTTTTTCTGAACCAGACTCTTGAATAAGAGTAACTTCTGTTTCAGCAGCCTTAGTTGAAGCTGAACCACGAGCAGGAGCAGGAAAGTGAACTACATCACCTTTCTTACCCTTCATGTTCATTGTTTTAATTAAGTTAGCAGCTACAAGATTCTTCTTGTAACCAGCGATAATTTCATCCGACCAAATCTCAGGTATAAAACCTGCGGTATTGACTTCTGATTGTACTACATGATTAGTACCTAAACCCATTTTAAAATTCCTTTTCTAAAATATCATCCTCTGACTCTTCCTTCTCTGTGCGCTCTTACAATTTCTGGCAACATAGATTCGTACTTGTCAGGATCACTGTTAATAAGATTTCGTATATCAGAACGTCTAAAGATTTTCTTTGATGGTGCTTCTCCGCTACCGCTTGCTACAGTTGTAGTAGCACTCTTGATGTCTTGTGACCTAGCTTGTTTCTCCATCTCTACAGTTTTACTACCTACCTGTCTCTTTTCTTTCCATGTAGAAATAAGCTCGTCAGCAGCATCATAATCATACCTACGATCAGCCCTCATAAATAACTCTGCTCTTACTTTAGAATTATTTACCCAGTCCTGAAACCCTTGATCTTTTACTACATCAGTAAAGTCTGGATGTTTTTCTTTCAGTGACGAAAGAGCTTTAGACCTCTGCATCTCTTGGGTTAACTGTTCTGCTTGTCTAATCTTAGGGTGATTTTGTATTGCCTTGTCTACAGCCTGTTTAGGATTAGCAAAAAAATCATCATCATTAGATTCTTCTGGTTCTGCTTGCTTTGTTTGTGGTTGACTTTGAACATAAGAATTAGCAACCCTACGAAGTTCTCCTAACTCTGTACCTTGTCTGCCTATTAACTTCTCAGCTTGTTGGTGCATAGATATAACTTCTTGAAGAGTTTTCTCCTTATACTTCTCAGGAATCTCTACTTCTGTTTTAACTTCTTCAGCTTTTACTTCTTCTTGCTGTGGTTCTTCTTTCTTATCTTCTATTTCTTCTACAAATTCAGCCACTATTACTCTCCTGTGTCAGTTGACATTTTAGGAAAGACACTTTGAATGGGGGTCTAACCTTGTCCCATACTACTATACTCTTGACCTATACCCACTTTTCTTTCATACTTCATATGACTCTCTCTACGTCTAACCCACGCATCTGATGCAGTGGGGAAGTCACCTGAACAACCATCTAGGTCTATTCTTGGTTTGCTGATTATGCGTTTAGCTTCAGCATTACAAGATGGGCAGTTAGTTGTTTTTACTGAATCATCAATGTATTTCTCAAATACATAATTATTTTTACATTGAAACTCAAATATTCTTTTAGTCATTATGTGTTCACATACATTAAGTCTTCATTAGGGTGTGCTTCTTCTTCACATAAATCTTCATATACCTTTTCAGACATATCTTTTAACCCTAACATATACTTTAGTATATCTACCTGTCCTTTAGCAAAATGAAAATCTTTACTAGTTTCACAGTTCTGAACACTGTTGTATTCATCATACATTTTTTGTAAATCTTCCATCAAGTCTTTCCAACCTGGTGAAGACATCATTGAAAAACGGTTATCATAGTAATTTAATATTTTTTTATCCATTGGCACGTTTTTTGCTTTATTATTGCGTGATTATAGCACACTTTTTTGTAAAAGTCAAGTATTTCTTGAAGATTGTAGTTGTAATTCTGCAATTCTAGCTTTTGTGTCTATATCTTTCTCTTTTAAAGCCACATTTGCTAGTTTTATACGTCTTTCAAACTCTTTTGAAGGGTCGTCTGCGTCTCCAAGGTACTTAGAAGCACTAGCAGCTATCTTAGCTTGTGTTTCTACTGGTTTTAACTGTGTTTCTACCGCTTCACCTTGTGCTTTAGCCTGTTTTAGTTGTACATCAGCCTGTAAATCTGCTAATTCTAGCTGTGCTTTCTGTAATTGTAGCTGTATAGCAGCTTGTTGTGACTGTGCTTCCTGTGGATTAGGTTGCATCATCTGCTGTAGCTGTTGTATAAGCTGTTCTCTGTTGTTTAAACTAGAGTTTTCTATGATTGCAGATAGAACTAATGGTACAATTGGTGATTCTGCACCTAGTGTTTTCAGTAAATTCATAAACTGCATCTGCTCATGCTCTCTAGCTATGATACCTAAATTACTAGAAGGAATAAAAATAAAGTCTTGTGCAGGATACTTCTCAGGTTCAAACTGCATAAACCTATGTGCAGACTTAGTTATGAATGGAATTAAAAACTGCTCTTGAAAGTTTATTAATGTTCTCTTGTTTTTCTTTATGATTGATGATAATGCTACAGATAATCCTGCTCCTTCAGCAGTAGTCATTGCTTGTAATGATGAACTATCTATTGTTCCTGTAGCCATTAGTAGCATATTCATAAAAGAAGTAGCAGTGTTGATGTTAGAGCCATCTACTGAACCTATCTTGAATGGATATAGTATCTCTGCTGGATTACCATTAGTAAGGATAGTCTTACCAGGCTTTACTTCAAACCTAGCACCTCTAGGTAGTCTGGTAGCATCCATAGCCATCATAGGTACTGTAGCTAGTGCTACGCTGTCAAGGTGTGAACGCACTTGAGCATCAATAGCCTTTTGCATATTGTAGCCCTTCTCAGCAATACCACGACCCCAGAAACGATTAGGAACACTATCATTTTGAAAAGAAACAATAGGTCTATCTTTCATCATGTAAGGTGACTCTTCTGCTTTGAGTAAATACTGCTCATTAGCTATAACTACTATTCCTTCTACAAGGTCACTAAAGTCTGCTGCTTGAGTACCATACTCATCTGCTTGTTTGTTGAATACTTCTTCATACTTTTCTGAATCATCTTGATTCTCTATCATATACTTTGGTATGAGTCCATAGTATCTTAACAACTTAACTCTGTTCTCTTGATAGTCAGATACTTCTTGTGACGGTTCTAAATCAGTCTCTATAGCATACTGAGATAAGTCTGAGACCGTCTCATAGACTCCTGACTCCATTGCTGCTACTACAGAGTGGATAGATACCAATTCTTCAATAGCACAGCCTAGAGCCTCCTGTACGTTGCTTGCAGAAGGGTCTATCAAAAAGTTGTATGGTGTA